ATGATGGAAGCTTCGAACGACAATAGCCCGGTTGGTGATTTGCTCGTGGGCGCCAACGCCATCGCGGCGTTCCTTGGCTGCACCCGCCGCCAAGCCTATCGCTTCGTCTACGATGGCCTCCTTCCGTCCTTCAAGCTTGGTGGCACCGTTGCCGCCCGCCGCTCCACCCTCACCCGGTGGATGGCCGACCGTGAAACCGGCGGCATGAAGGTGTCCGCCTAGCCTGCGCAAATCTGCGCACCCACCAAACCCCGAAAGACCTCACCATGAAAATAATCGCAATCCGCCCGGCTTATGCCGGCGCGGGCAAGCCCCTGCTTGCCCATTTTGATGTCGAACTACACGGAAGCCTTCGCCTCTATGGCCTTGCCCTTCGCAAGACGCCCGACGGCCGGCTTCGCATCATCGCGCCGAACGCCAATGGGAAGCACGCGGCGACTTTCGCGCCGGAACTTGCGGACGAAATCACCAAAGCGGCGCGTGTCGCCCTATCGGAAGGCCATCCAGCCTATGCCCGCACCTAATCCCACCAAACGCGACGGCCGCGCCGCTAAGGTGGCGTCCCTCATTGATGACGGCCGCTTGGACGTTTTTGCCGATGCCTTCTACACCAATGCGGCCCGTGGCGGCGGCTTGGTGAAGGTCGTGCCGGAAGGTTTGGCGTTCGAAGCCATCACCCGTGATTGCCTCCTCCCCGCGGGCGTCGACCCAGCATCCGGCGATGAAGCAAAGCGTTGGTGCATCTTGTTCGAAGAGATCGCGGAATGCGACGCGGCCACTACCATCGTTCTATTCCTTGACCATGAATCTGGTGAGATGGTGATGCAGGCCATCGCCGGCCCATCATGCGACTACGACGTAGCTATGCGCATCATTGCCCGCGCGATCGAGGCGAAGCCGCTTTCAACGGAACCCGTGCGCGTCCGCCCCGTAATGCCGCGCACTACGGCGGCCAACGACAACGAGTCGGACCCAGTTGATCCTTGGGCGCGGGCAAAGCACCCCCCGCTTCCTGACGGCCTTCTGCCGCCCGTGCTCGAACGCTTTGCCAAGGTAAAAGCGGAAACGATGGGCGTAGACCCGGGTGGGGTCGCAGCGGCGACACTTGCCGTGTGTGCGGCCGCCATTCCCGATGACATCAAAATCCAGGTGAAGAAACACGACAAGTCTTGGACGGAGTCCGCCCGGATATGGGTTGCGCTTATTGGCCAACCTTCCGCGAAGAAGTCACCTATCATCTCGGCCGCTTCCGCGCCGTTGAAGGAAATAGACGACGAACTTTACCGTGAATATGCGCGGGCGACTGCCGTTTATGAAGCCCTTTCCAAAGAAGAAAAGAAGTCCGCCGTGCGTCCCTTCCGTCGCTATATGCGAATGGAAGATACAACAATCGAGTCGGCCCAAGAAATGCTTCGGGATAGTCCCGACGGTGTCCTTTGTTTGCAAGACGAATTGTCTGGCTGGTTCGGAAGCATGGAGAAGTATGCATCCGGCAAGGGTTCGGCCAAGGACCGTGGCTTCTGGCTACAATCCTTCAATGGCGGTTCGCACGTAGTCAGTCGTGTGGGTCGCGGTAATTTCCACATCGATAACTTATCGATCTCCTTGCTCGGCGGCATCCAACCGGAACCCATCCGCAAGATTGCCGCCGACATGCAGGACGATGGTTTGTTGCAGCGATTGTTCCCGATCGTCATGGGCACGGCAAGCGTTGGCACCGACGCACCGGCGCCGCCCGTGGTGGCAGAATATGCCGCCCTTGTCCGGCGTCTGAACGCTATCGAAAAGCCTAAGGCCGGTATGGTAGAGGTGCCGCTACGGTTTGACGAAGGCGGGCAAGCCATTCGCGCGGAGTTGGAGGTAAAGCACCAGGCCTTGGCCGCGGCGTGGCAAGACGTGAACCTTAAGCTGTCGGCGCACTTCGGAAAGTACGATGGCTTGTTCGCGCGCCTATGCGTTCTATGGCATTGCGTGGAGTCAGCGGGCGCGCGTCCGGCTTCCGTTGTAGAGGAAGACACGGCGCGGCGCGTGGCGGCTTTCCTCCATGACTTCCTTCGCCCCCATGCCATCGCGTTCTACACGGGCATACTCGGCCTATCCGACAATCCGGACGCGTTGCTTGCCACGGCGGGCTATATCCTAAGCCGTGGCCTTGAGACGGTGACGGCGCGGGATGTATGTCGTGGCGACCGCATCATGCGTCTTGGCAAGACGCAGGCCGCCGAGCGCGCGCTTGAACAGTTGGATGCGCTAGGGTGGGTGGTTCCTATCCCTACCCTTCGGCGTGATAGCACGGCTTACAACGTCGTGCCGCGTGTCCACACGCTATTTGCTGAGCGTGCGGCGGAAGAAGAACGACGCCGCAGCGAAGTCCGGGAGCTTATAAAGCTTTCGGTTGCAGCGTAGCCTAAGAATGCAAGTGTCGACAACTGTCCCTTGCGTGCGTGAGACAGAGATAAAAATCTTGGTTTTTTATATCTAGGGACGCTTTCCATTCCCCCGCGCGCGTAAGGGACGCTTGTCGACACTCGGGCTTCACCACACCACCACCACCACCACGTAAGGAAAGCAACATGACAACCATCATTCCGGCCGCCGCAGGCTACTTCGTTTTGAGTTGGCGGGAAGGCTTTCGCATCCCCATTGTTGGTTGGAAGAACGTCTTGTCGGATTGGAATCAATGTCATCCGATGTTCCCGGGCAACGACGATTGGCCGGAGCCCGAATTCAACGCAATCGAATGCCCCGACGGTTCGGTCTACGACGTTGACCACCAAGAGACTTTCGATAGTCGGGAAGAATGGAAAAAATTCAAGTACGACACTATCAAGCCGACCCCCGAAGATCGCCCGGCAATGGCCGCCTAGACTGCGGAAGTTCCGCAGATAGGCCAATTACCCTATCTGCCGTGCTGGCAAAATTTCCACCTCGCCATACTGTCGGAGTACGACAGTGACGCTTGTGGAAAGATTGCCACAAGCGTGAAACCTAAGGCAATCTTGCCTTAGGATACTAGCCGCCGTTGCCAGTATCCATCTTATAACCGTTATCAGATACATCAATTGATGTATCTTGCCGGCCTTCTCGGCGGCGATTGCCCGTGTCTCGCGGCCGGCTGCTTCCGCAATATTTTGCGGAAGCTTCTGTCATCCGATGACAGCCAAAACCGACACGCTGTCGGAAATCACCGCATGCACAGTTCCACCCGCCGCGCAGATTGCCCGTCCGAACGTGCGCATGGCATGGCGCGCTACCCGCCTACAATGGCCGCGATCAGCACAGCCAAAGCGACGACCACGACTGTCAAAAGAAAAAGCACGACAACAAGTGTCGCCGCAGCACTGTAAATTAGGCGATCAGTGAATGGCTTAATTCCGTAAATGCGGCTGTCGTCCACGTGACTGCCCCCAACTTGACGTAGGGGGTATAACACATACGGCGACCCTACGTAACAAGACGGCAAGTTCCGACTTCTGACAACGATTTTGAAGAAAGTTGCCGCCCAAGTTGCGCTTTTCGCGAAATTGTAACCTAGAGAGGTGAAGGGGCTTCCTATCAGGATGTCACTTAAACTCGCTTCGGAACCCCTAATCTACTATATATGGTGGTTGTGCCCGGGCGGGGCACCAAATCCGGGAAAACCACGATGATGCGACCTGCAATAAACTACGTTGCGGACATCCGTCCGCGCTTTGCGAAGAAGTGGACGGACGGCAAGCGGTGGGTAATGCCGCCCATGCGTGCCGCCAATGACAACCGGCCTTCGCCCGTCGTCGTGGACCTTCTACGGGCACGGCGCGAACTTCTGCAACGCTTGCCCGAATGGAACGGCCGCACCGTCAAGGCGTGGCCGACGGGGACACGGTTGGCGCGGGCGGGAAGGACGGCCGACCTTGCGGCGTTGCGCGCGTGGCATTCGACGCATGCACCACAACGACTCGGTGCTGCCAACGACAATGCTAAGGACGATGCCGATGCCCCGCCCGCGGAGGACAGTACCACGGTAATCTTTCCCACCGTCAACCGATTGGCCGCCGACTGGCTACGCCCGTCGTATACCGTGCGAAGGAATGCCGACGTCGAACGCGCGCCCGCCGGAAGGCCGGCGCTTGCCCACGTGGCGGGTGGCGGCGTCTTTATGCGCTTGGGCGATCTTCGGTTCGATTACGGCGTCTTGACGCGATTCCGTTCCGGCAATGTGTGGCGCACGCCTTCGGAAGACTACACCGCGGCCAAGGGTGGGGCATCGGACCGGACGGCGGGTGGTGACGGCGCTTACGCCCTTGCCCCGGTTGGCGGCAATGACGTGGAAGACGAAGCCATCCGATGCCTCGACGCCGCCATGCTTCGCGCCCGTGTGGGCGAAGACGATGCCCTCGTCTTGGATTGGGCCTGCACCCCGGGCACAGCCGCCGAAGTCGCCATGGCCATCCGTGGTTCGAAGCCGGGTAAATATGCCGAACGACTTGGCGTGCGTTTGATAGATGATGCCATCTCGCGCTTGCGAGATTTGTTGGCCGAGGATGTGCCCTCAAATGGCGTTCGCGCCGGTATTCATTAGGAGCAGAAAAAGAGCCGGCCTCGTGCCGGCTTTTCGCATGTCGTGCCTTCCGGACGCGACATGTCGCTGATGCGCCGCCCGCGCATCGGCACCATTCGACGATCGTTGTGGTGTCCATGCCGCAATGATCGCTTGTCGAGCGCGCGATCCCGCGAACCAAGCGTCAATTCTAGCAAGACCGTCGCACATCGGTGCGGCGGTCTTTTCTTTTGCCCGTCCGCAGTTTGCGTCGGGTTGCAAACAACGGAGCACAAGATGGACGAACCCGACAAGCCGCAGCTTCCCGAGTATTGGGGCGAGTATATCCTATCACCGGACGAAATCGCGGAAATGATTTCCGTCCCCGTAACGACCTTGAACCAGTGGGCGCGGCTTGCACGTGCCATGGACTTCGCGAGCTTTGGCGAAAGGGACAAGGGCCGGCGGCTATACCGCCCTCTGGATGCGTATGCGCTTGGCCTGATGGCAGAGCTCTACAGGTTGCAAGTGCCCATCACGCCCGAAACGCTGAAGGCGTGCATTTATTATACCTACGACGATGGCGACCCTTACCACCCCGTTCGGGATCAGGTCATGGTCCACGGCCGCCAAGGCGGGCTTGGACAGGTAACGGTGCAGGCTTGGTTGGTGTTCGCTGGTGTGCAGCACTTCGTGTCGGAGCTGATCGACTTCAGTGTTGATGGCCGATACGGCAGCGAGGTCGAGATCGAGACCGTCGAGGCCGTCGCATAGACTGAGTGGCATTCCGGCTACACCTCCCCCTAGGGTAGGTTCTTCTTGGCCTATACCACCCCTTGCGGGCGGGGAGGCCCGATATCCGGCTAGCCACCACTCGGAAAAGTTCGTCTTCGCTTTCTAACCGTTGACGGCGGCGGCCCCGGCGTTGACGGCTTCTGGCGTTCTGAACCTCGAAAGTCCCGTGTTTCTCGGCTTTCTACCCGGCTTGTTCGGCCCACGGCCATGTCAACGACAGCTTCGGCTTTGGCCGTTGACGTGTTGACGGCGTTGACGTGCTCCCACCCCCATTGAATGGAATATCAAATGGCAACCGATCCTTCAGGGAAGGCGGCGTGACCGTCTTCGAATGGCGCGCATGCTGTGAGGCCGGCGCCGATCGCGGTCTTGGCCGGTACGTCGTTCACGATGTGCAGGAGCCCACCGTCGCGGTGGAGGACGCACCAAAGTTTCTCACCGCACCGCTTGTTCCTGACCGATACATCACCCTCCACGAAGCCGCACACGCGTACTTTTTCCACGGGGCCGGCGTCCGCATCGCGGAAGTGAAAGTCGGGACGCAGAATCATGTGCAGGCCGTCCGTGGCAGCGCCGCGCACCTCCTGAACTTCGAACACATCATGTCCGCGCTCGTTGGTGACATCGGCGGGCGGTTTGCCGGTGGTGGTCGCATCGTTCCTTATCCGGATGTCGAGAAGGCTATTGCCCGAGTACGCACCGGGTGCCACGGCACCTGTGACGATTGCGCTGCCGGCCACTATGCCTTGAAGCTTGCTGGACTCGAAGCCCCACCGGAAGTCTCCATCGAAATTTGGCGACAGGCCGAGGCCAAAGCGTACGAGCTAATGACCGAAGCGCCGGCCTATAGCGCTATCAACCGACTCGGCGACGCGCTCTTGGAAGCCGGGCACATGGAAGGCGCGGCGGTCCACGCGTTGCTTGAACCGCTTCTACCGTTCGGCGCCTGGCTATCCGCCGACGCCGCCTAAACCACCGACAATGATCTAACAGCCCGGACGCCTTCGCGTCCGAGAAAGCGAACCCATGTTTGAATTTTTGAAGAAGTTGAAGCCGAAGTCCACGGCGGCGGACATCGCCGCGACACGCGCAACGATCGACTTGGCCGCCCTAGATGCCGTGCTCGTCGCCGCCGAGGACGAGCGACGCGAGCGACTTCTTGCCGGCGCCGATGACGCCGAGGTTCTCGCGATCGAAGCCCGCATCACCACCGCTAGGCTTGCCGTCGAGCGAGCGGAGGTAGTGGCGGCCGACCTCGACCAAAGACATGCCGAAGCCGTCGTGAGCGAGCGCACCCGTGCCGAACAGGCCGCGTTTGACGCTAAAGCAGACAAGATTCGCGACGCAATGGACGCCTGGAATGCCAACTACGCTACCCACGCCCGTGCCCTTGCCGCGCTCTGCGCGCAGATGGGCGAGGCCGACTTCGCGTGGCACGATCTTCAGCACCGGCTTTATATAAAGCCGGCGGAGCACGACACCAGCCGACTTCCGAAAGACTTCGACCGAACATGGCGCGGGGTGGCACTACCGCCGACAGCCGACTTTAACGGGTGTTCCGAACAGCAACGCGACCTTAGCAAGGTTCACATTAGCGCGGCGCTGCGCACATGAGCACCGCATCAATCAAAGTTGCCGCCCCCAAGTTCGGGCGGGCAGCAGAGGTTCGGTCGGCCTCCTATGACGAAGCCGACAATTCGGTGGAAGTCATTTGGACCACGGGCGCATCCGTCCGTCGGCGCGACTTCCGGTCGGGTACATATTACAATGAAATCCTAGAGGTTTCGGAAGACGCCATCCGGCTTGACCGCCTGAACGCCGGGGCGGCTTTTCTCGATACGCATGACGACTTCAGCCTTCGCTCCGTCATCGGCAACGTGATCCCCGGCTCGGCACGGGTCCAAGGCGGGAAGGGCTACGCCCGCGTTGCCTTGTCCCCGGCCGAAGGCGACCGCGACGTGGTCGCGAAGATCAAGGCGGGTATTATCCGTAATTGTTCAGTGGGTTATACGATTCATCGCGTGATTCGTGAAGCGAAGGAAGACGGCACGGACGAAGATTGGCGGGTGGTTGACTGGGAGCCGATGGAAATCTCGGCAGTGCCTATACCGGCCGATGCCGGATCACTTATCCGCAGCGGCGACAAGGATGGGGGATCGGTTGTCGAGATCGTTACCGTTGACGGCTTGTCAGCTTCCGAAGCAAGGCGCGCGAGAATGGTCGCGCGACATGCCGCGGCCGAGGCTTCGATCGCCGCCGTTCGGGGCCGCAGTTCCGTCATCGCACGTGCCATTGCCGCCGGCGTTGACGAGAGCCTGATCACAGAAGGCTTCCGAAGTGCCATCGAGATCGCCCGCCTTGCCGCGGACGGTAGCGCCAATCCGCTTGAGGCGGCAAAGGAAGCCTACCGGGTCGCCGAGCGCATGGAGGTCGACGAGGACGAGCGCGGCGCGGCTTTCGCGCTCGCCTTTATGATGGCCGCAGGCGCCTAACCCCCACTACCCCCACCATGGCGGCCGCCGCGGGTTAATGCCCGTGGTGTGCCGGCGCATGTCCGGAGCTTTCCACATGAGTGAAGTTGAAGAACGCGACGCCACCTTTGCCCGCCTACGAACAGTTGAGCACGAGTTCAATTCCGACACCGCGACGGTTATTGAGAGCATCGAGCCCGCACCGGTCACAGCGCCCGTTGTGACCTACGACGACGGCAAGCCGGCCGTGATCGTCACCTTGAAGCACCCCTTCAGCCTTGACGGCACCCGGATCGCCGAACTCCACTTGTCACCGCCGGCCTTCGGCGACGTCGAGGCCGTCCTGACGCGCGAGATCTCGATCCTCGACCTCTACGCGCGCATGGCCAACGTCCATGCGGACGTTCTCCGCGCGATGCGGTGGCCGGACATGGAAAGGTTTAGTGCCAAGGCAAAGCGCCTCGCGCCCACGATCGAGGTCCGCTGATGGCGCGCCTTTCATCCGAACTGGTGCTGTCTCTCACGGACAAGGTCTCCGGGCCCGCTCGGAAAATGGACGGTGTCCTAGACAAACTTGGTAGGCGTCAGCGCGGCTTGGCCAGCGGACTCGACGCCGGATCGGGTGCGGTATCAAGGACGGCATCCGCACTTGGCATGCTTGGACGGGCGGGTATCGCGGGTGGCGCCGCAGCGGCGGTAGCCGGAAGCGCCGCCGCCTTCACGCAGTTCGCCGATGTCGAGCGACAGCTAACCCGAACCGGCTTGAAGCTCGGCGCGACGACGGCGCAGATGGACGAAATCAAAGGCAGCATGAAGGACATCGCGCAGAAGTACGCGATGCCGATTGCGGAAGTGATGGCGGCCTTCGATAGCTTAGGCGAGAGTGGCTTCGAACTAGCCGAAGCCCGCGGCGCACTGGACGGCATGGTCAAGGCGACGCAGGCGTTGGGTGGATCGGGTGCCGATACCGTCGCCACTTACGACGCGGCCCGGAAGTCCATCAAACTTGCGGCCGCGGACAGCGAGCGCTTCTTCGACATCATCGCCGCCGGTGGTTCGATGGGGAAGTTCGAAGGTAAGGATCTTGCCACTTACCTGCCATCCTTGCTGCCCGTCGTTGCCAAGCACGGCTATGAAGGGCTCGACGGCGCCGCCAAGTTGGTCGGCTTTCTGGAGGTCATGCGCGACTTCGTCGGATCGTCGGAGCAGGCCGCGACGGCTACCGCGGACTTGTTCGAGAAGATCAGCTCGCCGGATGTCATACGCAACTTCGGCAAAGTCGGCGTCGACTTGGAGAAGCGACTTAAGAAGGCGCGCGATAACGGCGAAGACGTGCTGGAGGTGATGCACGACATCTTGCAGACGGTGACGGGCGGCGACGCTAGCAAGCTTTCCCAGTTCTTCGGGGACGTCGACAGCCGGCGCGCGGCGGACCTTCTACTTCGGCAATACGATCGCGTAAAGAAAGCACAAGACGAGCTCCGCACCAAGTCCGCCGGAACCGTCGAATTCAATGTGAAGGTCGTTTCCGCGAATGCGCAGGCGGAGATTGACCGGCTTTCCAACAATTGGGATGCCTTCGTTACCAACGTTGGCCGCGGCGCTTCCGCAATTATCAGCCCGGCCTTGGAAGAGATCAACCGGCAGGTTGCGCAAAGCGACGCGTTCGCCACCGGTGTAAAGAAGGAAGAGGCCCGGGGCGGTAGCCAGTCCGAGGCGTTCGAAGAATACAAGCGGCGTTGGCAGGAGCAAAACCCCGACAAATGGTGGGGTGGGTTTAACAAGGAGCTTCAGGAAAGCTTCGCCCGGGATATGCAGTCGTATGGCAAGGGCGAAATTCCGAGCCCTTATACCCGCGTGGACGCCGTCAAGAACCGCGACAACCCAGGCCGCTTCCCCGGCAAGGCGGACGCACAAGCCGCTTCGGACGCCGCGCGGGCAAGGCAAGCCGACAACATTGACGGTGGGCAAGTTCGGTCCGGCGGTGTGCCCGTGCCTTCGTCGCGTGACGTCACCGCCACACCCGCGCTGACGGAACAGCAACAGCGGGCGGAATACGACCGCGGGCGGCGGTTAGGCGAAGCGGCGGTAGGAAGCCGTCGGGCACAGGTTGCCGCCGTGGACGACGCATACCGGGCAATCCAAGCCGGCTTGGTGCAGCCGGCACCCGCACCGGAAGCCCCGAAGGCGGGCCGTGTGCGGCCGTCGGCGGCTATGCAGGTGATTGCACCGCCCGCACCGGCCCCTGTAGCGCCCGTGCAAACCAAAGCACCGGCTGCCATGGGGCCTATCAAGCCCGACATTTTTGGACCGGTGAAGGCAGAAGCCGAAGCGGCGGCGGTTGCGGCAGAGGCGGCCGGCCTTCGTGTGTCGTCGGCCTTCGACGTCACCGCCAAGGCCAAGGTGGACAGCACGGACTTGGACGTCGTGAACCGCAAGATCTCGCTCGCGATCTCTGGGCTCCAGCGGCTCGGGGCCGAAGCACGATCAGCGCAGCGGGCGGTCGGCGAGGCGGCGATGTCGGCGGGGAATGTTGGTAGGGTGGACTATGACGGCCTACACGCCGATACCACACACCCGGGGTTCTAATGCTCTATTCCATCGGCGCCTTGGCGTTGGACACGCGCCGGCACCACGTTAGTAGAGCAGCGCAATCACCACGGCCGCCTGTCCTATAATTAAGGCCGGCACCAAGGCGTAGGCGATTGCGGGGCCATGGCCGGCTTGGCGGGCCGCTTTCCATGACGTGGCGAGGTCCGTGATCAATCTCATACGGACCGAATGCATCGCGGCACGGATGGTCGCCGGTTCTTACAATCCGAACTAAAACATCGGCGTGAACGGCCTTGGGAGGCTAATCGATGAAAAGGTCAGTCCCTACACGCCACTTAGCTAAAATTATAACGATTAGATAACGGGCACGGTGATGACTCTCGCGTCATCCTCTTCCACACTCGGGTCGGGAGAACACCATGTCCAGCAACCACAATGCTACCACCCCGTCCTTCGACCATGGCATGGACGCGGCTTTCGGTATCGCCAACGCCATGGCGCTCTGTGTGGGGTTTTGGTCGGTTCTTGGTTGCGCTTGGCTGCTACTCAGCTGAAGTCTAGACGACGCCGACTACCCACAGAATACCCCAGCCGAGGAAGCCAATCCAGGCGATCATAACGCCGGCTGTCGTTACGGCTATAGCCACTAGTCCTATACGTTTTCCAAGTTCGCTAGCGGACTTAATGGGCGTCAACTCGCTCTGCGCTTCGTCGGACATGCGTGGAGATCCCCCGTGGACATGTCCACGCTTAGGTCGTTGAACCTGAACCCCCAATGAACTCGCGCGTGCTTCGATCCAACGACGGTTGAATCAGTAAGGTACGCCCGTCCTCGTCCCTTCACATTCACCCCGGCCCGCCGCGCGCGGGCCTTTTTTATGGAGAATCCCAATGGCCCTTACCGGTCTTCACGTTGTCTGCGGCGTCGCCGGCAGTCCTGCCGAACTCGGCGGCCACGCCATCGACCTTCCCCTGATGTCTTACGTGCTTCATTGGTCCGAGAGGCTACCGAACGCGGGCACCACGACGAAGGCCGTGCCCGTCGGCGCATCGCGCTCGGCCTTCCGCGTTCGCGGTGGTGTCGATGCCTACGTGGCCGTCGGCAAGACGCCGGACCCGGTGAACGGGCCGGCCTTTTTCGTGCCGGCTAACACCGACTACGACGTCATGGCACCGGCGGAAGCGAAGCTCGCGTGGGTGGCGGCATAGGGTAAAGGTAAGGCCTCGTTACGGAGCTACCTTGCAAGGCGTCGTTACCGCTGTAGATTCCTCCTGACTCGGAGGAGACAGCGTTCATGCAATCCGGCCACAAAGATTCCTGTTGACTTTTATGGCAACAATTGCCAAGTTGCGGGAACGGGGAGAGCTAATCCCTTATAAGCCTACCCTCGGAAAACGTGAGTTTTACGATAGGGATCTCTACATCGTTCCGGAGTTGAAGACATGGTTTTCGACTGTCTTGCCTACTCTCGTTCAAATCGATGAGTCCGACATCCAGCCTAAGCTACAGGTCGCTTCTCTTCTGAAGCAGTTTGTTACGGGCAGACAACTCCAGAAATACCGTCAGTTCAAGAGACTTAAGCCGATTGGTCGTGATGTATGGGAACTTAAGTCTCCCGACGTCCGCATTTTCGGCTGGTTCTTCCGCAAAGACTTCTTCATAGCCGTATGTGCTGACAGCATGGAACGGACTAAGGTGGAAGAGCTTTACGAGGAGTACATATGCCGCGCGCTTGACACTCGCGCAGCATTGGATCTTGACGAGCCAAAACACGTCGCGGGAGCCGACTACAATGATGTCATTTCAGATTGAGGTTGATCCTCGGGAGGCTGCGTCTTCCGAGTTGATTTCTGACGTCGGTTATCAGCTGCAGGACGCCTTGATCGAGGTGAAGTCTCGACACCAAATCACTCAGCAGAAGATTGCGGAATCCTTGGGCGTTGATCGTTCACGGGTGAACCGCTGTTTTTCTGGATATAGCAATTTGACTCTTAAGTCTCTTGCTGAGCTTGCTTGGGCAATGGAGAAGGTTGCTCGTATAAAAATTTGTGACGCTCATCAGGAAATCTCCGTAGACGATCGGAGGGGGCATAATTACTTCGAAAGAAGTATTTTTGCTGATACGTCGTCACGGCATTCAGGAAGAAAGATCGACTTCCGCAGAAAACCGTCGCCTTCAAATGCTCAAGTTAAAATGGGCGTATTTGTAGGAAGCTAGGTATGAAGGCAGGAGAAGGTTACGTTATTTTTTGCGAAGACATACGCGCCGAAGCCGCAGGGCGAAGCACGATTGTGGGCGTGTTTTCGGAAGACATAATCTTTAGTTCGGATTTTCCGAACACTATGCCAAAGCTCGGCGTGCAGTCCAACGTTTATGTTGATGCACTTGCACTTCCGAACAATATGACCTTGCGAGTGGAAGCCTCCTGGCAGGAAGAACCAGTAGCAGAGCTCGAGATAGATCTCAGTGATGAGATCAAAGAACATATGTTGGATGATTATCCATCTCGATATCCGAGGGACCCACTTAGCACCTTCGACAGCGTACCAAGAATACTAAGTATAGTTACGGTATTCCCATTGTTTGAAGTTCCTCAGCAGGGGATGCTGAGAGTCGTCTGCAATTACGATGGATCAGAATACCTCCTGGGCAGGAAGCTAATTAGGGCCGCTGCAGCCTCCCGATCTGAAGAACAATCGGATGAGTCTGAATCAATTCTGATTGAGTGATGAGAGTCACGTTAGTCCAGATTCAGACCTAGAAACGATGTGAGCAGATACCCTCGACAACCCGTCCCGGCTCGGCATAGCTCTTGTCCAACACCGGGGTATGGTGATGCGGTTAGGTCTGTGGTGGGCCGTTTGAAACCGCTAAGTGGTGAATGAAGGGTGCCCCTGTGGTGGTGGGCACCCTTCGCCTTTAGAGCGTTCCATCTCTGACTGCCTTCGCGATCATCATAGCGGCTTCCCGTGACGAGCTTTTATCAATGAACGCCTTTGGCTGTGGCACCGGTGGTACGACGCACCGTTCCATCATCGCTTTGATGTGGTTCAAGGTCGTGTAGTCCTTATTGGCGACGCGCAGGATAGTAAGCCGCCCTTTCCGCGCTTCGCATCGCAAGCCGCTTAGCGTCATCCCGCCAAGCGGGAACGCCAATGCCACGATGTCCTTCAAGCGTATGGGGGTGTTGGGGTCCATCGTGTCACAACCTAGCTAAAAAGAGCGTTGGCCTTCACGATGCGACCTTCCGGTGACAAGCGAAACCACACCGTCTCGAGCCATCCGACGTCTATGAGCACCAACCCTTTATCGTACAAGATCCTAAGGCACTCGAGATCGGAGCGTCCGAGGGTGTCTGCTTTCAAGCCGACGCTATCCTGGGTGGGTCCGTCATCAAGCCGGATAAGCATCTCAACCTGTTCCGGTAAAAGGAACATCATATGGATGGTATCACGGTAGCCGCGCGGTCGGCTGCAACGTCCGCAATTTCCTTGCGATGGCTTTCAACTTGAGAAGCACTCAACCCCGCCATCGCACGCCAAGCTACTTCCGAGCCCTTTAGCCGTTCGCGTACATTCGGAAGAACGGCTTTTCCGGCATCGGTGCCACACGCATCCGCCTGCAGTAGATAGAACCTCGTTCTGGCATCGAGAATTTCGATTTTGGTTCCCTGGGTCATTCCGTATAGGTAGGGTACCAAGGGTCACCCGTAGCAACTAAATCAGTAGCCCCGCCTGTTTAACGCGAGGCCCGCGAAACCCACCCGCTTGGCGGCTACCCTGCCGGCGGAAAAGCCGTCCAGCCAAGCTAAGCGCAAACGCGTTCAGTCATGCGCATACGGGCATCCGACCGCCGCCTTTTCCCGGTGATAGCCCGCCGCGGCACCTTCGGCGAAGGCTTTCTGCAGCTCTATGTCACCCGTCTTGAAGACGGCTACCGCGTCCAATTTCATACGTGTATCCGTACCCGTCAGCGTGGCGCCACTCAACGGCTTTGACGTCCAATCGTCGCTAGAAGCACCGACGTGAAAGGCAGCATGTGGATAAGGGTGCCGTGTTCGTCCCTCACTTCAAACGTGGTTGCGGCATCCATGACTTCGCCGGCCCTTAGACGCTCGGCGAGGATCTCACGGGCACTCGTTTCCGCCTCTGAATAAACCCGATCAAGATCGGCGAATTCCGCGCCTTCCGTATCGGGGACGAGTCCTTTGGAGTTTCGCACATTGAAATAATAACGCATCGCGGCCTCGGCTTCATACATCATCATTAGGATGCTGCCACCGGGCTGGACGCGCAATGTTGGAAAGCGTACGCAAAACTCAAAAAGTTGTTAGATTGCAATGGGGTAGCCGGCTATCCTTTCGATTAGCCGGCCGCTTCGATTAAGCCGCCCGCGCGACGTCCGCCGTGCGCGCTTCTAACGACCACCCCGCCAAGGCGCCACGATCGGCACCGGTGGTGGCCTCTAAGAAAGCGGCGACGTGTTCGATAAGGCGGGACGCCGTGCGGCCTTGGACGTCGTCCAAATGTTCGGCAAGGCCGTTCAATACGCCAAGCATGAACAGCGCGGCTTCGGGGCTGCCGGCCGGGTGGAAGGACGCTTCGGCGCCAAGGGCGGCGATGCGGTCGTGGTGTTCGGCGGTGGGCATGTTGGCCGCGTCGGCGGCGCGCCATTCATTGATGGCACGGACGGCTTGGCGGCTAAGTTGGGTGGCGACGTGGGACTTGGTCATGGGAATCGTGCTCGCTGGTAAGGCCGGCTTTCCACAGCCGGGGAATCTCGCTCCTTTGTTGAACGACATTCCTGCATGGCGGACGGCGCCATAGCCGGGGGGTGGAAAACTGCCAGCGAGACAGTTCGAGTGCTTTTTAACGGCAGAGCCGTCTGGACATGAGCGCCCGCCCCCGGCCATACTGAGGCCAAGGTCCGGAGCGCCCGCCAAGGCGCAGCCGACAGCGAATTGAAGCCGCCAAGCTTCTATCGCATTCAGACAGCCTTCCGGCGCCAACCGGTCCGCTGTCATCGCTAGTCAGGGTTTCCACACCCGCTGACACTTTCCGATAACCATACGGACGAAGCAACCCTCCTTTTTCGGGAGGCGGGCTTCCGTGGGCTCTTTGCCACTCGCCCCTCCCCTCGCCTCCTTGCGCTCTATGCGCCATGTTACGCCGTGTTCCACGAATATACGGAAGTCAAGATGGCCACGATTACGAAGCGCGCATGGAAGACGTCGAAGGGCGAAGTGCGCGAAGCGTGGGTGCTTGCCTTCACCGACCGCCAAGGGAAGCGCCACAAGGAGCAGTTCGCAAAGAAGCGCGAAGCCGACGCCAAGCGCATCGAGGTCGAAGGGCTAATCAAGGGCGGCGCCTACCGTGATTCGAAGAACACGGTGGCGGAAGCCATTGAAGCCTACGTGGACCACTTGCGCGAACGGAACGCTAAGGGGCATCGCGTCGCCACCGGCTACTTGCGGAACACGAAGGCGCAGCTAGACACATACGTGTTGCCCCGCCTTGGCGACGTGCAGTTGACCGACCTTACGAAGGGCGACGTGGCGCACCTTCGCGACGTCCTTCAAAAGCAGGGTGTCAGTGTCCTTACCGTCCGCAAGATCCTCGCGTCCCTTTCCCGCACCTTGAAGCATGCGGCCGAAAAGAATTGGATTGCCACTAACCCGGCAAGCGGCATCCGCGTCACCGGCGGCCAAGACGATGACGATGGCAAGGTCGTGCCGCCAAGCCGCGAATCATTGGCCGCCATCATCGAAGCCGCCTCCCCCGATGTCGCATTACGCATCCGGTTTGCGTCTGCCACCGGCCTTCGTGCTTCGGAACAATGGGCGCTGCGGTGGGGCGACGTCGACTTCAAACGGAAGGAAGTCCGTGTCGGCCGCACCGTGGATATCTACGGCATTGTGAAGGACACCACGAAGTCCAAGGCCGGCCGCCGCGCCGTGCCGCTTAGCGATGCCTTGGCGGCCGCCCTGAAGGCACATCGCGGCGATGCTGTGGATGATGCCTATGTCTTCCCCAGCACCACCGGCGGCTTCACCCGGCACACCAACTTCATCAAGCGGACGTGGAATCCCGCGATGGACGCGGCCGGCGTAGACCGCTTGGGGTGGCACGCCTTGCGGCACTTCGCGATTTCGACGTGGGTTTTGGGCGGCATCAACATGAAGGCCGTCCAAACCCTCGCCGGGCACGCAAGCTTCCAAATGACTGCGGACCGCTATTCGCATCTTCTGCCGGAAGACGCACCCCATGCCGCCATCAACCGCATCGCGGAGGGCCTTCCAAGTGGCGCATAA